TCATAAGAATTTTTCACATTTTAACCGTTTATAGATGTCACCAAGTGAATTTTGTAAATTATGAACATATATTTCAGTCGTATTAATTGAGGCGTGGCGGAGTAGATGCTGAACTTCTTGAAGAGATGCACCATTATTTACTAGATCGGTTGCGAAAGAGTGCCGGAGTTGGTGTGGGTGAAAGTCATCATAACCGAATTTCTTAAACTCTCTTTTTAATTTCTTTCTTAATGATTTTTTAGTGTAGGGCAACCCTTGGTTTCGTTCACTTCGCCATAAATAATCTGATTTGAGTAATTCTCGCTCATCAATATAATTTAACAACTCTATACCTGTTCCTGTTGTAAAGTAAACGTACGCCATTTTGCGCCCTTTACCTAATACTAAAATGCGTTTATTGAAAAAGTCTATATCACCAACACGAATATTTCTAAACTCATTAATTCTTAACCCTGAATCAAATAATAATAAAATCATTGCTCGGTGTTCAAGGTTTGCATTTTTGGCTACTTCTAAAACTTGATTTTTAGAATAGTAAGTATAATCTCGTACGTCTTCTGGCGATCTAAAGGTTGTCATCAATGGTGTTTTAATACTAGTTTTGATTCCCATGTCTTTACACCATTTTACAAAGGTAATAACTGTTTTAATTCTATTATTGCAAGTTTGCGGAGTGTATTTTACGCTAAATTCACCACTTAACATTGCCATTTTCCACGCGGTGAACTTTTGGGCGTTAAACTCAGAGATGTCAGTTATTTCTGTTTGCTGCTTGAATTTAAGCAAATTATAACGCTTTGTTTCGATTGTAGCAGGAGTAAAGCCTGCATCTAATTTACACCAGTCTATATATAAGTTTATTTGTTTATCTATTAACATTCTTTTCCTTTCTTTCAATGATTTTTCAATGAATATTTAACGATTTTATCGATATTCTTTAAAGAACTTCTTTAAGTGAATTTTTGATTGAAAAATGGAAAAAATCTATCAATTCTAGCTTATCTAAATTTGCTAAAAATAGCGTTATATTGCGTGATATTTTACAAACACAAGCGATTATATTTTAGTATTTTTATTTATTTAATAATATTATATAATATTTTACAATAAACGCAAAAAAGCTAGCGATATGCTCGCAACTTTATTTAATAAGCTAATTTTTAATATCTATCTATTGAAACTGTCTGGAAAGCTTCGTTCTTTTTAACTGTTGAAACTTTGCGTAACCAGCACCATTAAACTCTCGTTTAAACTGATTGATTTCTTCATTTTTTCGTTTATCTTCTCGTTTTTCGGCTAATTTACTTTTAACACGCGCCAAAAAACCACGAATAATATCTAATGTTTTATTCGCATTCTTATTGCTCCAAATTGAGGCAAAGTATTTTTGTATATTGCGAACTTTACCTTGTTTTTTCATATTTTTTACCATTTTCACAGATTGAGCAAAGAGTTTAGGTTCTTGCTTCTGCCACTTACGAAAAAGTGGTAAATAGTTGTTATTATCGATTAATTCGAGTGTTTCGTCGCCTAATCGTGATTTAAGGGTTGACAAAGATTTTGGATTCATAAATCTGCTTTCGTAATATTAGGTTAGTATTGACAAAAGCTTGAGATTTTTTATTTTAAAACAAAAAGCCTCTATCGCCGAGCTAGCGGCGTGAGGCGTTTTTGGATCCATACAAATCTCCTTAATTATATCAAACTAAAATTAAATTGTCAATAAATAACTGAAAATATTGAAAATTGCTTGTGTTTATGGTATAATATAAATAGGTAAGGGGAAAGTCTCTAATCTTCAGTGGATGAAGATTTAAAGGCGCCCTTTTTTTCTTGTGGGCAGAAAGGTAAGGAATGGCTGAGGCTAAAAATAAAACTCCTAAGAAAAAAGCTAAAGCTAAAACTTTAGATAAAGCAAAAACTAACTTAACTCCAAAGCAGGAGCTATTTTGTAGATTATACGCAAGTAACCGTGAGTTTTTTGGTAATGGTGTGCAAAGTTATATTGAGGCGTATGGAATTGACCCGAGTGAAAAAGGGGCTTATTTAGTTGCTCGCGTGCAGGCCTCGAAGCTATTAACAAAGCCTAACATCTTAAAGCGCATTGACGAGATATTTGAAGGTGGCGGTTTAAACGATTCTTACGTGGACAAACAGCTTGAAAAACTAATTACACAGGATGCAGATTTTAAATCTAAACTTGGAGCTATCAAAGAGTACAACACGCTCCGGAGTCGTATTCAAAAGAAAATTGATATTACTAGCGGTAATAAGCCAATACCAATTCTAGGTGATTTAGTTAAGGGAGTTGATAAAGAATAATGGCCTACGTTTTAACTACTAGCACTAAAAAGCTAGCTAAACTCAATAAACGTATTAGGGCTGTTTGTGGCGGAACATCGGCCGGCAAAACTATTTCAATTATGCAAATATTGATTAGTAAAGCGATTGATGATAAAAGACCAACCTTAACAAGCGTTGTGAGTGAAAGCTTTCCGCACCTAAAGAAAGGCGCAATGCGTGATTTTAAAAATATCATGCAAGAGCATAACTATTGGGACGATAAGAGCTGGAATGCGACAGATTCTATTTATACATTTCAAAGTGGCTCTAAGATTGAGTTTTTTAGCGCAGACCAGCCAAGCAAGGTTCGAGGACCACGCCGTGAAAGGCTTTACATTAACGAGTGTAATAACGTTGATTATGAAGCTTTCGACCAGCTAGAAGTGCGAACAAATCTTGAGGTTTGGCTAGACTGGAACCCAACCTATGAGTTTTGGTTTTATACCAATGTTTTAAATAATCGAGATGATATAGATTTTATAACCTTAACATACAAAGATAACGAGGGGTTACCGGAAAATATCGTTAAATCTATTGAAATGCGTAAAAGCAATAAGCAATGGTGGCGAGTTTATGGTGAAGGAAAACTTGGTGAAGTTGAAGGGCGAATTTATACCGGCTGGCAAACCTTGGATGAAATACCATTTGAGGCAAGGCTTGAGGGTTATGGCTTGGACTTTGGTTATACTAACGACCCTACAGCGATTGTTGCAGTTTATTATTATAACGGCGGTTATATTTTGGATGAAAAGTGCTACCGTAAAGGGATGTCTAACAGAGATATTGCGGATTTGTTGAATAGTTTACCGTATGGGCTGGTTGTGGCGGATTCGGCTGAGCCTAAATCGATTGATGATATTAAGAGTTATGGCGTTGCGATTGTTGCAGCAGATAAGAGCGGTACAAAATCTAAACCATATCTAAAGACTTCAATTGGCTATGTTCAAGACCAGAAAATTAGCGTAACAAAAGGCAGCACAAACTTGATTCGAGAATATCGCAGGTATCTGTGGAAAGTAGACAAAGATGGGCGAACATTAAACGAACCAGATGGGGGTTATGACCACGCCTTGGATGCAGCAAGGTATAAGTTATATAGTTTGCGCAGTCATTTTGAAGAAGAGGGACAAATTTATAAATCGGGTAATCTTGAGGGGTTATTTTATTAAAGATTAGAGGCATATATGAGATTTGGTGATATAAGTGATGTGAAAACAATGCATGAGGGCAAGGTTGTAAAGCATGTTAGGAGCTATACTGTTAAGGTTAAGTTGAAAGATGAAACGCAGTTAAGAAATGAGATATTTTCATTAATTGAAGACGTTTCGGCTGGAAAATGTCTTGATTTTTCGGTTGATGTGATGGTTGATTCGAACAAAAAACCTAAATGGTTAACAAAAACGGTAATAGACCCTTGCTCAAAAATGAGAATGTGATATAATTAGAAATAAGAAGCCACTGAGTGAAGCTCAGAGCGTTAAAATAACGTTCAAGGAGTTTGATACAGTGGCATTTTCTTTTTTAGAAAAAAATAGTTTGAAAGAATTGGCAGAGGCTGCAAAGACAAGTTTGCAACCAGTTTTTGATGATCTTAAAGAATATGAGCGAGTTGCTAATAATAAACCTAAATCAAATATTCCAAAAGGCTTACCGCAAGTTACTGATGGGACTGTTGCGGCTTATATTTCTAGCACACCTAGAACAATCATTCAGCAGATACCAACAGGCAAAGTTAAATCTTTAGATGATGACAAGGATTTGGCAGGTGTGGCGGATTTAGTATTAACTGAGAAAATCTTACCAAACGCAAATTCAACCGGTGGTGTGATTCAGAAATCATGGGCGGCTTTAAGCAATGCTTTAACTTACGGTTCACAGCCGGCATATGTGTTTTATAAGCGAGATGGTAACTATATGGGTGCTGATTTTAAGCTCGTAAGCATTCGGGATGTGTGGTATGAACCAGGCAAAAGCTACGCTGGAGATTGTAATTATATTTTTATGCGCGCTTGGTATCAGAAGAAAGATATTGAAGCGATTATCAATAACGGTAAACGCGCAAAACAAGAAGGTTTAGATTATCCGTGGGATTTGGAAGCTCTAGCTGATATTGAAGAGAAAAACCGTGAAGAAGAGCAGGAAGACAGCAACAAACAGCGAAAAGCTATTGAAATTGTGTTTGCTTTCCAAAAAGGTATTGGTGCAACCTTCTATGGGTTCAATATGGACACCGGCGATGTGCTTTATGAGACTAAAAATCCGGATCCAACAGGTAAAATGCCGATTGTCACGCTTTATGCTGACATTGATGACAAAACACCTATTGGTAAAAGTGCTATTCGGTTTGTTGTTGGGTTGCAAAATATGCTTGACACTGAGATGCAGATGTATCAGTATTCGCAAGCATTGGGACTTGCTCCACCAATCATTAAGCGTGGAGTGTATAGCTCAGAAACATTAAGGATGAAACCTAATGCAATCTGGGACTTGGGCGCTAACGACAACAATTCTGCCCAAATTGTAAACCTTTCAACACCAGCACAAACGAACTTTTCAAACAATTACAGCTTGATTAAGAGTCAAATCATGAACCATAACAACATATCAGACTCAAGTATCTCTTCAACAGCTGGCAATGTTTCGTTCTCGAAAACCAGTGCAGGTGTTCAGCAACAAGAAAACCGCATTAGTATTTCAAATAATCAGTTGATGAAGAATTTCGAAGAGTGGTTTGGTGATTTGTGTGAAAGGATGCTAAACATTCACTTTGCGTTAAGTTATGGCGAAGAAGAAATTGAGCTAACAGAACAATACATCAAGCGCGAAAAGATTCATAATCCAGACTTTGATGCTACTAGCGCAACTATTCTATATGATGCAGTTAAAAACGGCTTTAATTATCGAGTGGATGCCTCAACTTCAAAAACTAAAGATGATCAGGCTAGCGTTGAGAGCCTTGAGAAGATTCTGGAACTATCTCAGAAATATCCAAACCTTCAACAAGTGTTTGATACTACAAAGATTGGCGAAAGAATCATTGCTAAATTAGGAGTTGAAGATCCGGAAGAGTTGGTGATTAATACTGATAAAAATGGTAATGGTGTACCTGATGCGCAAGAAATGATGGGAGATGAAAATGGACTTGTTGCCGAATAATGATATGTTACAAGAACCTAAAGCTAAGATTAGCGAGTATGAGCAGAAAATGATTACTGTAGATGATCTAAAATCTGTTTATAACGAGATAATTGATTGGATTAAAAATCGTGCTGACAATATGGACAGACTCAGCACGATTGAAATAACAGAATCGGAGAGTGCAGAAGATTTGAGAGCAAGAATTTATGCTCGAAGAATCGCAAGAGATACTCTTTATAGCTTAGGTAGCGAATTGAAAGCAAAGCTAAACGAAGCAAAGGAAATTAGGAGAGAATTGGAGGAACGATGATCGAAGAAAACAATCAAGAGAACAACGAAGCTCTTCAATCAGACAAAGTTTTGCAAATAGCTGAGCTTGAAGACAATATCTTAAACGCTAAAAGTTATCGTTTTCATCAAGAGGGGCAACTGTTGGTTTGTGAAGATAACCCAAACCTTTCAGGATTGTTGCCTCTTGGAACGATGATTGAAGGAACGCCTGGCAATTACAAAATAACGAAGATTTTTTAGTTGAAATCTTCTATCTGGTGGTAGTCCGCTCGCAGCCACCAGTTAGAAGGGTTTAACCTTTAACCCTTTGGTGTCGCGACCATACTGCGTAATATTTAAAGGAGAAATAATGGATATAAATAGCGTAAATAATACAGAAGTTGCACCTGTGGAAGGTCCGCTACCAGCCGAAAACGCAACAACAGAGCAAGATGAAATCAAAGCGCTTGCGGAAAAAATGGGTTTTGATGGAGATGTTGAATCTTCTGAAATAAAGGAAGAGAAAAAAGAAACTCCAGAAGAGCCTAAAGCTGAGAAGCAGGAAGAGAAAGAAGAGCCTGAAACCAGCAAACGGGGAGCTGAAGCACGAAAAGAACAGCTAAATAGTGAAATTCGTGAATTAAACTCACAAAAGCACCAAATTGAGCGAGAAATCGAACAAGCGAGAGCTGTGCGAGAGTATCAAGCCTCAATCAACGACAGCTATATAACACCTGAACAGTTAGAAGCTGAAGGTTGGCCGCACGAAGAAGCGGTGATGAAGGCTTTTGAGATTAACCAGCAGGTTCAAGCTAAGCAGATTGCTCTAAACAACTACAAAAACCAAGTGATGGATTTAAGACAAAACTTGACTATTGACCGCTATGAGTTGGTTAAAGATTATCCAGTCTTTGATGTAAGTAGCGACAAATATAACGAAGAATTTACTAATAAAGCACTTGAAATCTATGGCAAAGTTGCTAATCTACAGTTCGATGAAGATGGAAATGTGATTAGTGCCGACCAGCCGTTATATAGCTTTATGAGTGAGATTGCAGACCTTGCCGAAGTTTTGTCAGCAGGCGCAACGAAAGAAGCTCGCAAAGCTATTGAGAAACAGTTGGCTTCGACTTCAGTGGATAGTTCGCAAGGAGTTGCTGAAGACTCTACTGATGACTTTGTAAAGAATTTTTTCAAGTAAAATAAGAAAGGGATAATATTATGGCTATTAACTTGCCTGAAGCATATTCAACAATTTTAGACAAAGGATTTACACTTAAATCTTTGACAGCACCAGCCTTTAAAGGTAAATATAAAGTGATCAACGGTGCAACAAAAACTTTCAAGATTTTTAGCACAGAAGGTCAAGACCTTAAAGACTACACAACACGAAAGAATGCAGCCGGTGGTGGAGTTGGATCATTTGGTTACGAATACTCAGCTGTACAAAACAACGCTCAAACTGTAACTGCAACACAAGACAAATACTTTGCAGGACAGATTGATAAAGCAGATGCTAAATTCTCACGAGATGGTTCACTTGATACAAGCGAATTCATGCGTGTACAAATGGAAGAGAAAATCTTCCCAATGCTTGACAAATACAACATTGCTGCACTTGCGAAAGTTGCAACAAATGTAGTTAAAGCAACAACTTCAGCTAATGCTTACGAAGCGTTCAACGGCCTTTACACTAACCAAACTAATAACTTGGTACCAACAAGCGGTCGTGTGGCGTTTGCATCAGCATCATTCTTCTCGAAGATTAAACTTGATCCTAAGTTTACAGTAGACAGCGAATTGACAGCACAATCACGCCGAACTGGTAACTATGGCCGAATTGATGGTGTTTTGATCATCGAAGTGCCTGACAGCTACTTGCCAGCTAAGACTGACCTCATCTTGACTCACGAGATGGCAGCAGCAGCTCCAAAATTCCTTGAAGACTACAAACAAGGTGAATTCAAAGAATCTGGAAGTGGCTACTATGTAAATGGTCGCGTGGTACACGATGCCTTTGTGTTCGACAAGAAGAAATCAGCTGTATTTGCTTTGAAATCAGCAGCATAATATGCGGAGCGGATGAAAAACTCCGCTCCAATTTTTAAATAATAGTAAATTAACAATTTGGGAGATGATGTTTGGTTTTACTGGGTATTGAAAAGATAAGCGTTTTGGTAGTATAATTTGACCATGAAAGATTTTAAAGAAAAAGCCTCTACCATATTTATGTCCATAGTTTATATACTATTTATTGGTGGGTGGATTCCAATTTATATGGGCTATGACTACTTTTTTGTCGAGAAATGTTCATATGAAGAGATCGAATATGAAACTTTGCCTGAAAAAGAAATAGATTCTGGAGAAAAGACTACTTCTTTTGAGAGCGATAACGGCAAGAAAACAAGAGAATTGGACTCTAAAGGTAGCGATGGTAAAAAACGGATATGTAAAAAGGCTGACAAAGTGGTTTCTGAAGCAATAACAAAAGAGCCTACACCTACAACCTATAAGGTATATACGTATAAATACACACCATCTAAGCCATATACTCCGGCATATAACAATTATGGACCTTCTGCTTTATGTGGGGATGGAACATACTCATATTCAAGTGGGCGTGGAACGTGTTCACATCATGGCGGAGTTGCAGAGTGGCTGTAGGGCTTGATTTTTGGGAAGGACTGGAGTAATATCAAGGTATGAAAGATGTGCGGAAGATAGCTATAAAAAGAAGGCTTAAAGCATTCTTTGTGATTTTAGCTATACTTATGATACCCGTGGTGCTGATAGGTGTTCCGATGTATTTTATAGACAAATGCAAAATAGGACTCTGTGAAAAGAAAGAAGACGATTCAAAAAAAGATATTCGCACTATTCCAGATCCAGACACTAATGAAGTGTTCAGGCTTGTTAATGAAGAAAGGATTAAAGCTGGAGTTAAACCTTTAGTAAGACTTCATGAACTTGATATATCTGCCGAGACAAAAGCTAAACGAATGCAAGATATCCAGAATGTTGACCATGTCGACCCGCAAACAGGATATGAAGGGATGGATTATATCGTAGATTTAAACCCTAATTTAAGGTGTGGCTGGCTGGGGGAAAATATTGCCGCTAATTATACAACTGAAAAGAAAATGGTAGACGGCTGGATGAGCAGTCAAGGACACAAAGAGAATATTTTGAACCCTAAGTTTACACGCGCTGGAATGTATGTGACACGTGGCGGTGGGGATAAGCGATATCGTCATATTGCTGTTCAGCATTTTTGTTAAAAAAACTAAGCCAAACATCGTCTCCCAAATGATATATAGAGGAAGATATGGCTTTAGACTACGGTAAATATAATGGTAATGATGACTTTCGTGGCTTTTTAGCTGGGAATGGACTTAATAGTTTATTAAAATACACTGGGAATGATGGTGGTGTAGATAGAGATGCTTTAATTAGAGCAAAACATCCTTATGGAACTGGTTTTAATGATGCTAACGACCTAGGGCAAGAATATGCTGGGGTTAGTAGTACCGTAAGGGGGTTGTACAATAATTGGAGTGCAATTAGGAACAAAGGGGATAAACCAACCCCAACCCCATCAAACCCTCAAGGTGGCTACTACAACCCCCAAGCGGCAGCAGAAGCAAAAGCAAGGGCAGATGAAATTGCAAAATACCGTGAACAAGAACGGGTGGCAGCTGAAGGCTTGGGTAGATTGGATCGCCAACGAGATATTTGGCGCGGTAATGTTGAAAATAACTACGCTAACCAGCTCAACGACCTTGAAAACAGCTACACCCAAAGCAAGGGCGCCTATGAGATGAACAAACGAGACTCGGAAGCTCAAAACCGTGCAGTGCGTTCACAAATCATGGAAGACGCAAACAACCAAACCAACTCTTTGCGCCAAATGTTTGCAGCAGGTGGAGCTGGAGATTCAAGCGCAGCACAAATCGTTGCTCCTTGGGCGGTTGGCTTGGAAGCGAGCCGAAACGCCGGAAGTGCACAAGATGCTTTCGCTCGAGACCGCCGAAACCAAGACTTGGAACTTGCTAGTGCAACTAATGCATACAACAAGAACAAGAAAGACTGGGAGACAAACCGCCAAGATGCGCTAAATAACGTTGATTCGCAAATTGAAAGTAGCCGAATTGACTTGAATAACCGCATTATGGATGCAAGGCAGAAACAAAAGACTGCGAATGGGCAAGGGTTGCAGAGCGCGATAGACCAAACACGGGACCTATCTAACCAGATTAGCAACAGCCAGAATAAGATTTTGGACTTGAGTAAGGAAACACCAAAAGCGCTTGAAAAAGTGGAATTTAAAGCGCCAAAACTTAGCGATTATAGCGAAAATGTGCAAGGTGTGAAAGTGGACAGTGGAAACCCGGATCAAGCAGGACTACAAGACCAGCTTGACCCACGGCTTGCTGCATTGCTTGATCCGAATAAGAAGAAAAAGGATTTGCAGGCGTAGGGAAAGGGAAGGCAAAAGCAGTTTAAGATTGAAGAAGTATACAAGACACTGAATAACGAGATTGTAGACTAAAAATAGACCAGCTCGCCGAGTCCTATGCAGGACACGACCGCTGGTCTATTTATTTTTGTAAGTGGTGATAAATTCCACTAAAAGAACGGCTGCTAATGCCTCGACCAAAACGAGGGGCTACACCGTTCTTTTATACTTCAACAATACTACAAAATAGCCAAAAAGTCAATATTATTGAACTTTGATTATTTTAGGTAACTATGGTATTATACTTATACGATGCGTAAAATTACTAAGCAAGATATCGACAACAATTCGATGAATAAGCTTTCAAAAAAGATAGCTTCAACTTTCCTGGCAGAATCCAACGTTGAATCTAAGCAAAATAAAAAGCGTGCAATTATAATGGCCGGAATACCTGGTAGTGGTAAGACTGAATTCTTAGGGGCATTTTTTAAGATATATGAAGATGTCCGAAATAACTTCGTAAGAATCGACTTAGATGAAATTGTAAAAATTTTTGAAGATTATACACCGCAAACTGATTTTTTATTTCGAAAAAAAGGTACTGCAATTTTAAACGGGATTATTAACCAATCTTTAAAAGAGGCTTATAATATTGCCTTAGATGGAACTTTTGGAAGCAATAAATCTATACAAAATATTGAAAGATTATTGAAACGTGAATATTTAGTTCAGCTATATATTATGAACGAGGATATCGAGCAAGCACTAAACTATACGAAAATTAGAGAAAAGAAAGAAAAACGGAAAATTACAGAGGAAGCATTCTATGAATCAATAGATAAAATAAAAAATAATTTACGAAAATTACCAAAAGATAAAGATTTACGCACCTTTGTGGTTGAAAAAAATATGATTGAACGTAAATGGACGATTATGTCATTAGAAGATTACAGTATTGACAATTTATATAAAAAATGATATTATCTATTAAGAGAGGAGCTACACTATGGTTGAAAAAATTAAGAAAACAATAGAAATAGCTAAACAAAAGAAAAAAGAAAACATAGAAAAAAATAAAGAAAAAAGACTAGAAAAAATCCTTAACGACAAGAAATCACTGAATAAAGTAGTTTCAGAAAGTATCAATGAACAACAATCGTTATTAAAGTGA